TCTTCGAGAAGATCAAGACAAAGAACAATGCTCGCCCAGCATACGGCGTCGCTATTCAGCGCCGTCTTGCAATCGCTGGTGCTCCAGACAAACGCACCATCATCGACATCAGCCGAGTCGACAACGAAGATGTCTTCACCGAAGACGAAGACGCACGCTCCACCGACGTAACCAAGGCTGCCAAGATTGACGTTGCAAACATCATTGGAACCGCTGACGAAATTCGCGGCCTTGGCGTGTTTGAAAACAACCGTCTTGCCGTGTTCACGAATGACCAGACTCTGGTCTACCAGTTGCACCCAGACTACACACAGTGGGCCATTGACGACAAAGCTAACGTCAAGGTTGGAACCATCAGCCACAACTCCATCGTCACCGCCGGATCAGACTTGATGTTCTGCTCTCGCGATGGCGTTCACTCATTGCGTCGCTCTGACACAAACGGTATCACGATCTTCTCGATCCCAATGTCGAACAAGATCGACTCGCTTTACCGAAGCATGGTCAAGATGGTTCAAGACCCAGAGCAAATCTCTGCCTACTTCGATCAAGACGAGGGCCAGTATCACGTCTTCTTCCCCATCTCAGACCTCATCTGCAAGCGGCTTACCCTCACTCTAAACCCGATGCAGGGCGGCGAATCAAAGTGGTCTACCGGAGACTTCCTAAACGCCATGTGTGGTCGCCAACTTGGCGGAGTGACTGTTTTTGGCACTCCGGGTGGTGTGTGGGAGCGCAAATACATTGAAGACGAGACGGCTGACTTCAGCCCGGAAATGATCGTCACTACACCAATTTTGTGGCAGGGTGCGTTGAACGACATCAAAGAGTCGTTCTCCTTCATCTTGCAGGCAACGGGCAAAGGCGAACTTCAGGTAGAGGCTTTTGACGAGCGTGGTCGCTATTTGACTTCGATGCAGTTCCTGATCGAAGACGGCGGCGCGGACGACAAATTCCCCGATGTTCCGCTATCACGTCAGTATGAACGGAAGTTTGAGCACCGCTATCGCGGTGTACAGTTCCGGTTCACTACCCGTGGTAAGGGGCTGCTGAAAATCATTGGCTTTGCCGTCACGGTAAGAACTTCTTGAAGGACTTAAAAAATGGCTCGACTACGACAGCAACACCCTCAGAACTACGTCAACTCAGGCAACATCCACACGGATTTTGAGAACGTAATTCGATACCTCAACACGGCAGAGCTTGGCAACAAGACGGTCGCCGAGCTTCTTTCTATCCTCTTCAACGAGGCCGGTGAGTTCCGTGGCCCTATCGAGTTCCGCGTCGACACCGTCTCTGGGCTGCAATACCGAGTCGGTCAGTACGCAAGCTCTGAGTCTGGCTGGATCACGCTCTACGACATTGCGTCGCTTCGCGGCCCATCCGGCTCGTCTGTCGGTAACGTGGAAGGCCCGTTCTTCTACAACCGTCAAGACAAGCTCATCACCACTGGCGTAGCAAGCGCTGCCGTTGGCACTGCTGGTTCTGGCTACACAACCGCACCAACTGTTTCGTTCTCTGCTCCGCAAGACGGCAATGGTACGCGACCAGTAGCCGTGGCGACGATCAACGGTTCTGGTGCTGTGACAGGAATCGCGATTACCAGCCAAGGTTCCGGCTATACGCAGGCTCCTACCATCACAATTCAGGCTCCTCAGACAGCGGGCGGTGTTCAGGCAACAGCTACTGCTACGCTCGCCGCACTGACCTCTGCGGCTGCGACGGTGTCGTATTCGTTTGACCCAGCCGTCTCAAATATTGTGGTGTATCAAAACGGCTTGCTTTTGGTTGGCGCAACCAACACTGGCATTCCTTCGCAGTTCACATACAACACATCGGCGAACACAGTTACACTCGCCAATGGTGTTGTGCTTGGAGACAAGATCACGATTTATTCGATCCGGTCACAAGCTGTTACGAACTTCCGCCGTCAAGACACCGACGTGCAAGGTTCTACGACTGTCATTCCATTTGTCCACACCGAAGATGAAAAAATCTTGGTATGGCGAAACGGTGTTCTTCAAGAAGAAGGCGGTGCTGCCGACTATTTGGCGTCCGCCGCAGCAGACACTATCACGTTCCTCGATCCTGCTGGCCTGACAACTGGCGACAAGATCACCGTGTTGACCGTTGAGAACACATCACTCAAGACGGTAGCTGGTCTCATGTTCGAGGACAACTACACGAACGATCAAGGCTACATCTTATGGAACAAGTTAGCAGTTGCCGCTAACGAGATTCCACAAAGCAAGGTTGCTTCCCTCGCAACAACGCTTGCTGCAAAGGCCAACATGACCATTGCATCGAGCACTCCGCAGGGTGCAGCAACGTCGGACTTATGGCTCGACACTTCTAAGACGCCCGTTGTTTTGAAGTTCTACGACGGCACTCAGTGGCTGCAAACCTCGCCCGACTCGTCTCTGCCCACGTTCTTGCAATCAAACGCTGGTCAGTACGTTCGCGTGAACGGCACTGGTACTGCGCTCGAATACGGCAACATCGACTTCTCAGCCGTTATTCCCAAGACCTACATGGGCGCTGCGAACGGTGTTGCTACGCTCGGCTCTGGCGGCAAGATGCCTGTCAACCAGTTGCCAGACACCTTCGCCACCTACACGCTCGACTTCTTCTCTCCTCACGAAGACAGCGCAGCCACTGTGACCAACAAGACCTACTTCCTTGGCGTGGTCTACAAGCAAAAAATCCGCATTGACGGCATCACAGCGAAGCTCGTCTCAGGAACTTGCACGATTCAGTTGGCGGTCGATGGTTCAACCATTGGCACGACTTTCGCCGTAACGAACTCTCGCTTGTCTCAAGACATGCCAACGGTTCTGGAAGTAGACGGAACGTCGTCTGGTCGCCGTCTGGAATTGGTCGTCACTTCTGCCACCAGCGCAAACACCTTGGAGGTGGGCGTCTCAGTGGCAACACTGAACATCTAAGGAGTGTTGAATGGCATACCTACCTGACATCCCCGGACAAAAGGAGATCGCGTCCTTCCCTTGGCACGCCGTCAAGGGTGACATCATTCCATCCAAAACTCAGCCCGGTGACTTGGTCATCCCAAGGCAAGTCATGGAGCAGAACCCCGACATCGCCAACTTGGCGAAAGTCGCGATTCTTCAGAGCGGCGGCCTGCCAAGCAACTACATTGCGGGCGACCCGAACGGCATGTACAACCCCTACACGGGCGAACAGAACTTTGGCTTCTGGAGCAGCCTTGTGCGCATTGCCGCGCCCATTGTCGGCTTTGCTCTGGGTGGCCCAGCCGGTGCTGCCGCAGCTTCCGCCGCAGCAACCAAAGCAACTGGCGGTTCGTGGGAAGAAGCGGCGCTTTCTGCTGGCGTGTCCTACATTGGCGCATCCATGAGCACTCCATCGACTGGTGGCACAAGCTCTGCTGCTGGCGCTGTGGCAGACACGTCGACAGCCGCAGGTGCTCTCGCAGCCGGTTCTTCATCCGCCACAAACACTGTCGCAACAGAAGCCACCAAAACTCTTGCGCAGCAAAGCGTTGGGCAGGGTCTTGCAGACGCAGCCGCCAAGGAAGGCTTGACCGCCACTCTTGCCAAGGGCGCAACCAATGTCATCAACTGGCTCCCAGATGCTGCCGTCAAAAACGTCATGGCAACAAACATCGGTCAGCTAGGAAGTGTTGCTCTCAATACACAACTTGCTGGCGGCATTGCAGCTTACTCGGGAATGCTGGGTGCAGAAGAGGCAGCCAAGCAGTACGAGGCCGCCATGAAAAATCAGGTGACATTGCCGGGTTCCGCCACTGCAAAACAGATGCCGACTGCTACACAAATGAGCTTCCTGCCTTTCTCGGAAGCCATCAACAGCACATCCGCAGGTGGCGTCATGGGTGGTGCTGCGCCATACGCGAGCGGAGCCAGTATCACGGGTATACCCGGTGTGAACATGCTCAACGAGGTCAAGAACCGGGACACCGGCGCAATCTCGTACAACAGCGCACCCTATGATTCAGGCTCATTTGCAAACTCCCTCTCTCGTGGTCGCCGCACCGGATGGGGACAAAACGTGGTCTACGCATAAGGGTAAACCATGAAAGTCAGGCCAGCGACTGAGACAGACATCCAGCCATGCCTTCGTCTTGCCGAGCAGTTTTGGCACGAAAGCATCTACAAGATGGTCTCGTTCGATGCTGATAAGTCGGTGGCCTATGGAAGGAACGTGATTGAAAACCCTTGGTCGTTGTTCTGGGTGGCTGAAGATGGTAGCGGAGTCATTGGCTTCGTCATTGCTCACTTGGAGAATCCAGCCTTCAGCAACGACATCATGGCTGTCCACGACTTTCTGTTTGTCAACAAAGACGACCGTGGGCACATGGCTGGCATACAGTTGATGAGGGTTTACGATCATTGGGCAAAGGAAAATGGCGCGGTGATCGCCACTTTTGTTCCGTCTGGCATGGGGCTTGACCCACGATGGGAGTCGTTTGCCAACCATCTTGGCTTTGAGAAAACCGGCCTCTACTTCAGAAAGGAAATGTAATGTTTCAAAACATGAGTGAATTGATCGCAAGGGCAGTCGCTGGTGCTGGCCTTGCCCAGCCGCAAGAAGCCCCACCTCCTGCCGCCAGCGGTGGAGCGTTTGGGGCCATCATCCCTCTGGTCATGCAAGCTCTTGCAAAGCAGGCTCTTGCTCAAAAGCAACAGCAGGCCATAGACCAAAAAATGATTTTTCTTGATGACGCAAGACCATACATGAACCCTAATGTTCAGGCTGGCCCAGCGGTGACCCCCATGCAAATGCAAATGCAAAACACAGCCCCAGCCGCATTCCGGCAGCCAGCCCAAACTGGTGGGGCGGGCAGGACTCCAACACTGAGCAACTTTGCGCCGTCAATGAATCCCGTTCAGGGCGGCGGCGCTGGGACGTTTTCGTCTTCGCTTGCTGGTCAGCCACAAAGCGGATGGGGTTCAAAAGTTCTTTTGGGCTAGGACGACCAACAATCGTCTTAGTAGTATCGTTGAGACAATCTTGTAAAGGAGAACCATCATGAGTCTAGGCGGCGGAGGCGGCGGCGGGTCACCAGCACCCGTAGTCCAACAACCCACACAACCCAAGGCCACTACACCTCAACCAGTCAACACTGCGTTCCTTGGTGGTCAGGGCGTATCTACACCTACAACTCAAACGGCACAGCCGCTCGATTTCTTGCGCCAAGCGTTGGCAACGTCTCCCATGGCGCAAGCGCCAGCCGGAGACGCCTACCTGCAAGGCGCGAAGAGAAAAGACGAGCGCATGTTTGAGTTCATGGGAGGCACGCGCCAGCCGTCTACGGGTCAGCAGCCCGGGATGATGGTGGACAGACGTGCTGACTTGCGTTCCATGGTGAGCGCAGACCCCGGCACGCAAATCCCTTCAGCCGAAGGCTTGCCGCCCGCAACCTATGCGGTCGCACCTCAAAACTTTGCTGGCAACCCACCCGGTGGCGAAGGCTTTGGTCGTCGCGCTTTGATGGGCAGCGAAGGTCAGGTTGTGACGCAGGCTCTTCCAGCCGATACCGTGCAGCAGACTGAGACGCCAGTGGTTGCTCCGTCTGGCGACGTCGTACCAGTGGGGACTCCGCCTACCCCAAACCAAGCTGTTGCTCCAGATGTAAACTACGTTCTTCTGTCTCAGCAAGGCCAGCAGGGCGTCGGTTTCGTACCCGGATCAAAGCTCGCAATGCAAGTTGCAACTGGGCCTTTCTCTCGGTATCTGCAAAACCCACGCATGGCTCGCGGCTTTGGCGCTCGAATGATGAACGTCTAAGGAGCACTCGATATGGCTATCGGCTCTTTCCTTGGCAACGTAGGCAACAAGCTCCTTGGCGGAGAGGCTGGCGGATGGGCGCAGCTTATCGGTCAAGGTGTAGATGTCTTTCAAGCTGATGCGAACGCACGCCAAGCTGATGCAGAGCGCCAAGTTGCCCTAGCCAATCAGGCTAAATATCTTCAGTACATGATGGAGACCGATTCTCAGAATCGGGCTGATTATCTTGCACTGCGTGATCGACTGCTTCAGGAGTCGTCGAACTTGGGCGCAGCAATGCAGCAGGCATACGCCTACTTGGGCACGCCCTACACAGTCAATCCGTCTCAGATTCAAAAAGACTACTTGACTCTGCGCGAGCAGAACTTCGGCGACATCAACAAGGCAGTCAACCTAGTCTCAAGCCGCACTTGGGCTGGCAACATCGCAAAAGGTATGGGCGAAAGCACGCTCAACAACGATCAGCAAGCAGAGATCGTGGCAAAGTTTGCGCCAGAGTTCATGAAAGCAGATCAGGCTGCATACGATCAGGCCATTCAGCGCTCATCTTCCATGCAGGACACCATCCAAAAGGGTCGGTCAAACTTGCTCAACGAGATGGGCACTGTGTACGGAACCCAGTTCAACGCAGAGAGAAATCTTTTGCCACAGCAAAACAGTGCGCTCGCGCAAAGCGTCAATCAGGGGTACGCAGACTTGTCCAAGAGTTACACAACGGCTTCCACAGACGCCAACAAGTACGCTGGTTGGACAACTGCAAGTCTTGATGAAAAGATTGGCTCGATCTTGCGCCAGATGGGCACTGCCAGCGGCACTACTAAGTAACGGGGGAAACAATGGCACGCAACTATGCTGGCTACATAGAGGGTTGGGAGGAAGGAAAGAAGTTCCTTCGCGAGCAACGCTCTGAGAACGCCAAGGCGTGGCAGATGTTTATCGACGAAGCCACAAAGAATGACACGCCTCTCACCGCAGAGGCGTTGGACAATTTCCGCCAGTCAATTACTGGCGGCGATCCCTACTTCTCTGATGCGCTTCCTGCTCAGTCCATGATGAAGACGATTGCTGGCAACCAGAACCAGCGTGTCGTCTCAAACATCCTCGACCGCACAACAAGAGACTTCGAGAACAACCAAAAGCAACTCGACACTGGCTCTGCATTCATCGACATTGCTGACACACCAGAAATCGCCCAACAAAAAATTATCAAGGCTTTTGGCCCTGATGCTGGCGCAACATGGTGGTCAAAGCACAGCGGAAGCCTAGAAACAATTCAGACGAAGAAGCTCAACACGCGAGTTGCTGAACTCATCACAACACCTCGCTTCACGAACGCCAATGACCCAAAGGACATTGACGCACTGTTCGAGAAAGAGCCAGCAATCGTCAGGCAAATGCTGCGTCAGTCAATGACTGATCGCCTTGAAACTCAGCGTAAGGCAAGCATGCAAAACGCTTTCCAAGCGATTGAGACGCTGAATGATCCCACCATGATCTACATGGATGACACCGCTCTCAAAAAGCGCGTCATGGGTATTGCTTCTGCACACGGCCTTGTCAATCCAACAGACAAAGAGATCACTCAACTCATCGACTCTTTGAAGAATCGTAGAGACGTAACGACCTCTGCGGAAAATTCTCGCAAGGTCAAAGAACTCAACAATCTTTTGACAGCGCCAGACGGTGAACTGAAATCTTTGCTTGAGACCTATCGAGGTCAAGCGATGACTCCAGACATGATGCTTGACATCATCAACAATGCGTCAGCGCGTGTTGGCATGCAGCGCTTTGCCAGCATCGACGAAGCAAGAAAAGTTCTTGGAACAGACTTTGAGCAGACGTTCACTCGTATGCGTGCTCGCTTTGACTTCCAACAAAGTCAGGCTGCTGCAACTGCATACGGTCAGTCGCAAGCTGACTCGTATTTCGACAACTTCAAGGTCAACATCAAGACGAGCGTCAACAGCGCCGTTGCAACAGGCTCGCTGAAAAAAGAAGGCCCAGCGTACTTGGCCTTAATCAACTTGGTCGAGCGTGGCCTATCCACTGACGCTCCGCTAGACGACGTCGTCAAAACTGCTGCTGCCCTTGAGAAGGGTGCAGACAACGCTGAGACCGTCTTGGCTGGACTTCAGAGAAAGTACCAATGGCGCACTAAGCCCGAGCTTGCAATCAAGTTTTCGTCTGAGCACATGGCTGCCAAAGGTGTGGCGGTTCGTCCGGGCGAGTCGATCAGCCGTCATGTCACCGAGTCCGCCGATCTCTTGAACAAACTCATTGGCAACCTCATGACTAAGGTTACCAATGATGGCCCAGCAAACTGGAACGGTTCCGCATACACAAAAGACTTTGCGGCAGAGATCGAGGCCAACAAGCAAAACATCAGAACCATTGTCAGCAACATGCGTGTCAAGTGGACTTCTGGTGAGGTCGCCAACTTCCAAGAGTATGGGACGCAAATTCAGTTCACCATTAAGAACGCAGACGGCAGCACAAGAGCTGGCTCTGGCAGTGTTCAGGATTACCTGAACCAGCAGCTTGCTGAGTACGACAAGATGGTGAACAACATCGACTCGCAGATCAGCCGCATCGACCACAGCAAGGCAGCACCAAGGTCGAGCTTGCCAACAAATGAGCAGGCCGCAAGGAATAACGCACTCAGCGAACCAGTTCCAGCCTCCGATCCAAATAAGACGGCGGTTGGAAACTACCTTGATAGAGCCGACCGCACTGGAAAAGCTAGTCAGTCTCTTAACTCAGCCATGGGTGTGTACTCTGGGTTCTTTGGCCCATACGACAGGCTCATGCGCAAAGAGGCAGACGTTCAAAAATTGGGCTTCAGAAACTTTCAAGAGTTTGATGCGTGGGTCGAGAGGATGGGTGGCACTGGTGCGGTTGGCTCATCTGCCGGGTACAACAACCAACACATGACCGAGTATCTGGCTGCACACCCAGACGAGGCAAGAAACCTTGAAGCGCTTGCAGCCAAAGCTCGTGAGACTGGAGACCTTCGCCCAATCACTGATCGCCTGCGCCTGATAGAAGAAGCTGTCAGGACAGGTGGAGGAGTTGCCCCCGGGAGTCTCCCTCCCGGGGGCGGTTAGCGCAAATAACAACGCACCCCCAGCAGCAGCAGTAAACAATAGCTCGCCACCTCCTCCGGCAGCATCAACCATAAACCGCGCCTCCTCACGCGAGGCTTCTGGTCGTATCGAGCCTGCTCCGCTCGACCCACGTCTGTCACTCGGGCCAAACGAGACAATCGTTTACCCGTCATACGCAGAACTGCGCCGTGACTTTGATGCCAGAAATCAGCAGCAAGGTGGATCAATGACTGCGGGCGAAAGATGGAACGCAGCCGTTGAGCAAGCAAGACAGGCAAGAGCCAGAGAGAACGTGGGTCGATCACCCGCGTTTGGGCCTTCTTCAATCAACAACAACGTGCCGTTCAACGTCACGGCTCCTCTGTACTTTCAGCAACAACAAGCGTTGCAATCGCAACGGCCTCCAGCGCAGAACACGCCGGAGTACGCCGAACAGTGGAGAAGGTATGAGGCCGACAGGCAAGCACGCGAGGCGCGTCGCACGCAGACCGGCTCTGTCTCGGTGCAGAACAACTCTATTGTCTCGATGAATGGCAATGAGCCATGGAAGCGCTACGGCTTGTCTCAGGATCAATACTGGAAGGTGGTTCGCGAGAATGTGGGTCAAGCAGGCTCTGGCATGCAAAACCCTTGGGGTCTCAACTTTGACATCAACGCACCCATCAGCAAGACGAACAAGAAGACGTGGGATCAGGTGTTCAGGGAAGAGGCTGCGAAACCAACACAACAGCGCAACCCAATTACTGGCAGCTTTGACCTAGACCCGTTTATCCGCCAGAGTGGCGACGTGATTTACCGCCCTCACTCTCCGGGGGTTGACGTCTTGGCTCAACAGTTGACTCGGGTTATCCCGGGATTCCAGTATTACTCGTCCTTTGACGACAAGTTCCACCACAATCTCTACAAGCAAAAGGGTCAGGACAGTCAGCACCGCTACGGACTAGCACTTGACCTCGCCATAGATGGCGGACGCAAGGACTATGCAGCGGCGAAGGTCGCCTTGATCCAATACATGAACAAGCTCCAAATCCCTGCCAGCGACTACTATGTTCAAGACGAGGCAAACAATCCAAGCAGCAACGCAACTGCCCCGCACCTACACTTTGAGTTCACGAGCGCGGCAGCCGCAAAACGATTTAGAGAAATGTTCCCCAACTCGCCACTGTCCAAGTATGCGCAGAAGTAGCTGGGACGACATTTAGATCAGTCGCCCATAAGATGGGTACATTAACGGAAACTGGAGAACCGTAAATGGCAAATGAGAAAGTAAACGACATTGGTGCGTCCGTATGGTCGCAAATGAGTGCTGACGGCATTGTCAGCCCCACCGCCGGTGGCAACAAGTCGACCCCCCTTGGCTACGCAGCCAACCTAGACAAACAGAAGGCGCAAGACCTTCTCAAAGACCCCCGATTTATTCAAGACGTCGTCGATTATTACGGCGCTCAAGGTCAGACCTTTGCGACCGTCGAGGACGCAATCGACCACTTTTACAAGGATCGCGTCTGGAGCAATCAGAACTCGATCTCCATGGGCAAAGACCTGTATGACGCTTACACGTCCAACACGGAGCAGGCCCAGCGCCTTGGTCGCCTTCAGACGGTTTTTGATGCCCTCCCCAACTTCTACGAAGAAGGCGGTCGCGGCTTCTCCGGCTTTGCCGAAAACGCAAAAGCCGCCGTTCTTGATCCTGTCAACTTGGTTGGCTTTGGCTCCGGCTCCGCAGCCGCCCATGCTGCCGCAAAGGGTGTGCAGATTGCGGCCCGAGAGGCCGCCGAACAGGGCGTGGCCTACGCTGGGAAGTCTGCAACACGAGCAGGCGTAGAGGCAGCCGCCAAGCAGGGTCTTGTCTCAGAAGGCTTGACCAATGCCGTCATCGAGGGCGGCTTCGACCTCGGCATCCAGAACCGCAATGTGCAAGTCGGCATCCAAGACGAGGTTAGCCTCGGTCGCACCGCGCTTTCTGCTGGTGCTGGTGGTGTCCTTGGAGGCACGCTGGGCGCTGGTTTTGGTGTTGGCGGCGCTTTGCTTCGCAACCCATTCAAAGAGGGCGCAACAAACGCCATTGAGCGCGGTATTGCAGACGGAAACGCCACATTCGACCGCTCGCTGGCTGAAGCAGAGGCGCAGCGAATCGCCGACGAGCAAGCTGCCATCAACGCACCCAAGGGTAAACCCGACCCATCCAATCCAGCCACCTTCGAGGACAGCGCCCTCAACACGGCGTTCAATGACTTTGACCGAAACCTTGAGCGCGAGATCAACGACGCGGTAGACCGTGGTCTTCCAGACGGGGCGACAGACGAGCAGATCGCTGGCATCAACGCACTGTCAGCATCCGGTCAGGGAACCGGCATCGTTGAGGCAGACAACCTCATCAAGGTTCGCGGAGCCATGCAGGCATTCCGTCAGATGCCGGTTCGCATCTCGACGATGAAGGCCGAGGCTGACGCGATTCTTGCAACAGACCCCATCAAGGCTGGAAAGATTCGGGCGCACGCTGCCGCCCTTGAAGCCACATACAGCAGACTCAAGAACCACGTTTTGGCTGGCGACTACGACGGCGCTGCCAAAGCCCTGAACGATGGCGACGCCATTCTGAGACAAGTCGACCAACTCCCCGGCCCAGATGGGAAAGCTCCGCAGCTTCCCCTCGACCCGAACGCCCCTGTTCGTGGCCCCGGCGGGGAAGGCAACTTCACGATGCAACGTGCCGCTCAAGGCGAAGGTGCTCCTCCCGCACCGGGCCAAGAGGCAGGCACGGCTGGAGCGGTTGACGGGGCCGCTCCAGCACCAGCTTCCGCTGAGACGACAGCGCCCGCTGCGCCAGCAGCGGTCGATCCTGCTGCCGCTCCAACCGCCACCAACACTGCGGTCACGCCTCAGACGTTGGATGCAGCACGCGCAGAACTTACCCGCTTGGACGAAGAGTCCCGCTCCTTCAAAAATCGTCTCGACAACCTGACCCGCAAAGAGAAATCCGGCAACATCAGTGAGTCTGATGCAGCCGAACTTGCTGACTTGCGTGCAAAGCGTGACCAGATCAACGAGCAGAAGAAGGCCCAACGCAAGGTCGTTCGCGAAGCAGAGGCGCAAACCCAGACTTCCGCAGCAGCATCGGTGACTGATGGTGGCGAGGTTGCAACAACCGTCACTCACACTGCCACACCAGCCGAAGACGCGGCGACCGCTGCCGCTCGCACGGACACTGTTCAGAGCGAAGCCGAGGCCATCATGGCTGACGCTCCTGATGCCGTTGACGCAACTCCAGCAGCCACCGAAAGCATCGAGACGCTCGCCATCAACAACTCGCAGAGCCAAGCAGACACGATTGCTGCGCTGCGCGAGATGGGCTTCGGTGATGCAGAGATCGCAGACCTGCGCAACCTGACTCGCAACCTCAAGGGCGAAGCTCTGAAGACTGAGCGAGCCAACTTCCTTGCACGCAAGATGCGTGAGGCGATTGCCGCGCAAGACCTGATGCGTGCCATCGACATTGTTGGTGGCGACTCCGCTCCAGCAGCCTACCAACCACTGGCTATGCGTGCCCTGTTCGACTTGATCGACATTCCGGCAGACCGCATTGCCACCGTCAACGCCGTTTACACGGCTTGGCTTGAGGGTCAGGCTCCCGGCATCGTCGCAGCCATGATGACTCGTCTTGGCGAGAACGCTCCGCTTGACGCCGTCATGGATCAAATCTCGCGAGAGTTTGGAACCGAGATGGTTGAGATCATCAACCGCGTCTCCGGTGATGCAGATGTTCGTCTCCGCATTGGAACCAAGTTTGACAAGATTCGCCTGCCAAAGGTTGTAGACCTTGGCCCCGAGGCGCAGGCTGCATTCCAAGCCGTCAAGAAAAAGATGATCGCCGAGGCAGAGGCTCGCGGCATGTCGCCCGAGTTTGTCCAAATGGCGCTCAACATGTACGTTGCTCGCTTGCGCGACAACGTGAAGATCGTCGATCTTGGCAACGGCAAGAAGCGCTTGGTCGATGACCAGAACATGAACCCGCTGCATTCCGGTGACTACATTGGTCGCCAGCAACCGGGTCTCACATACAGCAAGAACGGCGAGATCATCAAGGCCAACGCAGTAGGCGGCATCCAGAGCATTCTCAAGCCAGCCCGCTTTGGCCCGAAAGACAGCCCGTTCATGGATCGCCTGTTTAAGGCAGCCCGTGGCAAAGACGAGGCTGGCAACAACCTCGTGTTCTCCGTCGACGAAACATCTCGTCGCGCAATGGAGGAAGCCAAGATTGCTGGCGGCACTGAGCGCATGCGCAAGAGCGAAGCTCTGACAACTCAGAACCAAGAGCAAGTCGATGCCATTGACACAGCCAAAAAGGAACTGACACGCCGCCTCACCAAAAAGGAGTCGGAGCGTTACGCCGAGTGGCAGAACAACCCGAACGCTGCGTCTGCGGCAGACGACGAATTCTTCCAGAACGTCTCAGTCAACCAGAACGGCAAGCTCGTCTACACCATGCCGGACGACCAAGCGGTTGCTCTGTACAAGAGGATGGTTGGCGAAAAGACCATCACTGGTTCGGTGACTGGCGAAGCTCCCACTGGCGAAACCCTGCGTGCGTACAACGACCGCAAGGCTCGCAACGATGCCAAGCTGCTTGAGTGGACAAAGGCAGGGAAGAAAGCAGAAGACTTCGTCCCAGAAGCTGGCGACTCAGCAGGTAAGGCAGAGGTCAAGACCACCGCGCAAGTCATCGAGGCTCTGAACGCAGAGCGCAAGATGATGACGCAAGAAACAGACAAGGCCATTCGTGGTCGCGAAGTTGAGGCTGACCGCACCGACCCTCGTCGCAAGGCAGAGCGTCTGTATGCACGCTACTCTGAGCTTGTTCGCAAGCGCACAGAGATTGAGAAGTCCGCTGGTCGTGACTCTCCCGCATACGCGCAAATCAACGCCGAGGTGAAGAAGGTCAAGGATGCCGTTCGTCAGGCAGACCCAACATTCTTTGAAGACAAGGCAGCCAAGCGAGCAGCACGCAAGGCGCTTGCTGAGAGCAAGGTGGCAAACGCTCGCTCCGAGAATCCGAAGACCGACGCCCAGCTTGCTCACGAGGTTTCCAATGCAACCGGCGTTGTCATTGAACCCAAAGACATCGAGGTAGCAACGGTCATCGCTGACACTGCCGGTCGCAAGATCGCTAATGCAGCATCCATGCAAAACGAGATTGCTGACGCCATGGCCCGCTTCATGAGCCATGGAGACAAGGCTCGTCTTGCAAATGAGATCACTGACATTCGCAAGAAGCACTCTCTTTCCGAGGTTGCCCCAGACACCAAACCTGTTGGCAAGAATGAGCCAATGGTTGTCGTCACCCGTGACGGTATTGAGGTTGACGTCAAAAACAACTTCCGCATGTCAGCCAACCAAGACGGCTCGTTCCAAGTCAACTTCTTGGGAGACCCGGTAGCTCGTCTTCGCAAGGGCGCAAAGTCTGGCGAGTTTGTGATCGAGCCAATGACTGGCGACTACGCAGAAGTTCAGGTTTCATACGGCTCGCTGGAGCATGCTTTGCGTGGCCTCCCCGACTTGTTCGAGGAGCAGGTGAAGCTGGCTTCGCGCCAAGGCAAACTGGTCACAACCACTGCGCCGACTGGCGTGCCGCATGTTCAGAAGAACTGGAAGAACACTGAGACATACAAGGGCGCAAAGGAAGAAGGTCTCGACGCACCAACCGCAGACGACATTGCTGCTGGCAAAGCAGATGCCATTTTGGATGCGCGAGTTTCGTCTCACGACATCCCCGAAGGCCGCTCGTTTGCAGTGCAGATCACCTCTGGCCCGTTGGCTGGAACAGTGCGCGTCGTGCCTGCGGAGCGTGCCAAAGACGTCAGCCTGCGCTCAGTCCTTGGTCGCCAAGCAGAGCAGACCTACGTCATTGGTCATGTTGTTCCGGGTACGTCGAAGCTGTCTGCCGCACGCACCTTCCAACCCATTGACCCAGACGCATCCTTCATCAAGGCAGACGCAGTCGTTGTCGACAAGTCTTCTCATGCTTACGCAAAAGACGCAGACGTCACCGACGGAAGCAAGCAGCCAATCCCTATCGGCGAGATCGCCGAGCGTGCGATTGATGAAAATGACCTGCCTGAATACGCACGCAAGAGCGGAATCAAGACGGTTGCTGACCTGCACAACCTGATCGTCCAGCTTGAAATTGCAAACTGGAAGAACCCAGCATTCAAAGACACTGCCAGCTATGGCAAGTTCATGGAGATTCTGTCTGGCTACTACGCCACCTTGGCTAAGTACGCTCCTCACGGAATCAAGTATCCGAACGGCACTCGCCGTTCCGCCATGAATCAAATCTCCGCCATCCTTGGCAGCGAGAACAGAGAGAACGCCACCGCCATATTCAACGTGTTGCGCGGCCTGTCTGGCGACAGTGGCTCTATGCCTCGCTTCGCCAACGGCGGAAACAATGGCGAACCTACGTTTGCTCCTTGGCACACGTCGCTCGACACCAAGGATCGAAACGTCATCACCATGGATGGCAACAGCAATAGACTGCAACCGTCTTTTGCAAAGGCCACTCACGAGATCGGGCACTGGGCCTACTTCAACATTTTGTCTCCAGAAGAGCGCATGCAGTTCTGGCAGGCGATGGGCAAGTACGTCAAGCAAGACGGAGTGGACATCGCATCTCTGCGTCGCCGTCTCCCCGGCTCCGCCACCAATGAGCTTGAGTCTGCTGCTGAGTTTTTTGCAAATCAGTTTGCTCAGTGGGTCATCTCAAGTGGTCGCGCTGGTGAGAAGGAAGGTCTTGCCGCTCTTTGGGCGCGTGTCTCCAAGAAGGTCACCGAGGTGCTCAAGAAGTTCTTCTTGGGTTCTGAGTACGACCTGATCGACAGGGACTTGATCCCGCTTTTCGAGCGCATCATGCCCGACGAGGAGACGAGCGGCCTCAAGTACCAGAAGGTGGCAAAGAAGTTCGCACCTCTTGGTGGTCGTCCCGGCTTCATTGCCAAAAAGCTCGACGACTACGAATTGCTCAAGGCAAAGATCGAGAATGCCATTCGTTCTGGCACGCCAGAAGAGTTGCTTGCAGTGTTGGCTGGAGACGGCTCCGGTAGCGCCAACTTCGTCTCAGAGGTCTTCGCTGTCTCAGGCAAGCGCGGATCAATGCGCCTGCCAAAGAAGGCCGACGGCACTGGCGGCGGCGGTCGTGTTCGTCTGTTCGACGGCGGAGAGACCATCGGTCAAAAGGCGCTCGCCAATGGTGACATGGTTGATGTGGCTGCCGACCCCAATGGATACTTTGTTCGCGGCAAGATGCTTCGTCTCATGTACGACATTCAGCGTGCAACAGCGGACATGCGCAAGCGCCAACTCAGTCTCGATGACGATGCTGCCAAGGCCGAGCTTGATCGACTGATCGCTTCGCAAGAGGCAGACGACACATTTGGCCCAGAAGTATTTGGTCAGAACCGCTCAATGGAAGAGATGGCTCTGAGCAACTTCACTGGCGACCCAGTTGATCTTCAGTTGCTTGGCAATGCGGCAGTCGAAGTTTTGAATGAAGCCCAGACAGCGCTGCGTCAGCAGTTCCGCCGCTCATTCCCCAAGACGGATGTTGGCGACGGGCTGGCTATTCTTGCCAATGGCGTCATCACCAGCACACGAGACAGCGCAGTTGGAAACATCTACCGCAAGCGTGCTCAACGTCGTAAGGCAATCACGAGCGCAAATGCAGAGGCCAACGTCAATGCGCTCATCAATGCTGCCGACACCATCATGGAGAACGCAGCGGTCACAAACAACGCGACGTTTGACTCTGCGTCCACAAGCTCTATCCGCGAGATGTCGGTCAATCAGCTTGTCAAAGCCATGGCTGAGATGGGCACGCAAGACTCTCGCTTCAAAGGCTTCTCTGCTGAACTCATGCGCAAGATCAACTCTTCGCCAGAGATCACGAAAGCAGCGCAGGCTTACGACCCAGCGCAGTTCTCACAACTGGCTGATCGCTCCAACAAGTCGTTGGTCAACGGTCTGATTGCCGCATTTGAGAAAGCAGACCCTGCTCGCGTCGACATGATTGCGGTTGAACTACGCGCACGCCAGATGCGACTTGGCGACAAGTCTGATCCGTTCCTGCTGCCACAAGACAGCCGGGTTGGCGGTGCGCTGCACACTGAGACGAAGCAGCACATCGGTGTCTACAAAGACAACGGCATCCCGCCAGCAGCGCCTGTCGCCATTCGCGAAGCGTTGATGAAGCTGACTCATCGCGACAAAGCAGCCGAGTACACCATGCGCACCATGGCTTACCGCATGTTGAACTTGATGGGTCGCACCGAGAAAGGCTTGGTCAACAACAACGCAACCTTCATGACTGTGGAGGACGTGTACCGCATGGCTGGCCTGACTGCTCCTGAAGACGTGAGGGGAGCATTCAAGGAAATGTCTCAACTCGATGGAGAAGGCTTCAACTTGCTGCGCAAAGACATGCGCCGCTATGCCATTGGCCTGCGCTCCGGTACTGGCGATCCATTTGACCTGATGCACGAGATCGGTCACATGGTAGTTCGCGCCACGTTCGATCAAGATCAGTTGGAAACGATTGCCAAGCAATACAGCGAAGCCCTCATCAAGGGCAATCGCGAAGCAATGCAAATCGCAGCAAAGTACGGCGCTGGCGACATTCATCGTTCTGCTCAAGAGTGGTTTGTTGAAGGTTGGGCGAAGTACCTCGGCGAGCGAGTCGCAAAGGGCGACATGTTTGCAGTTCGCAACGGAGAGCAGCCTCTGCGTTTGCGCGGTCAACTGAGCGCACTGGCTGATCGCTTGATTGAGTATGTTGCTTACATCGTCAACGGCCTACTCAAGAAAAACACTGTTCGTCAACAGTTCCGTCGTCTGACCTTCTACGGAGACATGTTCTCCATGAACAAGACGAAGGTTCCGTTCAAGGCTGCCGTCGACAACACCAACAACTACTCTGTGATGGCGTCGATTGCGCCACACTACGCCCGCGATGTCGTGACATCCATGGATGCCACCAAGAAAGCGATGGCTCGCGAGTTCACCATGGCTTCGCCAAATGAAGACCTGATGGACTTCATCTACTACCATGGCACGCCCAACGGTTCAGCCATGGAGCGTGGCAGCTTACTCGATCCGATCCTCGAACCGTCTGCTCCAGACGCATTGTTCGGCCCCGGGGTCTACGTCAGCAAATCGCAGGCTCTGGGCAAACATTACTCGGAGGCAGGTCATCTTGCGTCAATACGCAGAATGATCGACGACGCAACTCCGCTAGACGCAAAACGACGCGAAGGCTACGAGCTTGCGCAGATGATTGTTGAGAAACGCAATCAGATCGACGAGATGAGTCGAGAGATGACTTTGTCTGGGTACTCTGAGCAAACAAAGCGTCGCGCTCAGACATCCATGGACAACGAGTCAATCGCAGACTTGCATCCAGATGACTCTGCGCTTGGGCTTCTGAACAAACAGAAGGCTCTGCAAAACGCAATCGCCGAAGAGCACGCGCTGTGGTCTACATTGCAAAACGCAACCGGCCTGAAATACAACCCGAAGGTCATGCCGCTGTTTGTTCATGCGGCTGAATCATTCGACTTCAGGGATGGCGTGTTCTACTCCTTCAATGGAGAGGGCAACAACATCATGTGGCTCGGCGACTACTTGGTCAACCACAACTACATGACCGACTCTGCGTTCAAGGATATTGTGAACAAGGCTCCGTCTCAGTTCAGCGGCTCCGACCTGTTCGAGATGCTGACAGAGAGCGCAATGGTTCGTGATGGATTGGCGGTCAACTCTGCCGAGGCCAAAGCGAAACTTCAATCTGCAATGCGCGAGCTTGGCTATGACTCATACCATGTGAGCGAGCCTTCTCCTGATGGCCTTGGTCAGCATGATGCGATGGTCTTGTTTGACAGCAACCAAGTCAAGCACATCGACGCAGACACATACGATTACGAGCGTGCTGGAATCTACAACAGCACAGTTGGCGATGAACTCATGGGCGTCACCCATCGTCTTGCAGACGAGATGGAGTCGTTCAACCGCGTCATCACCAGCCAAGACTACGTTGGCATTGGTCACGAGATTCAGCGACTCGGCATCCCAGATGCGCTGCAAGGCGTTGTCAAGAAGATGACTCGCAAGCAAGAGCTTGATCTTGAAGACGTGAAAGTGGTGCACGCCAACACTGTTGGCAACGTGCTCCGCGAGAACTCTTCCGTGCTCCGTCGTCTCGGCGCTCACTGGTTTGCAAACCGAATCAAAGGGCAGACCGGCAGCAGCATCTACGACCGTCACAACTCAGACCTGTCTGCTCGTTTGCAGCCTCTACTGTCTGAGCTTCGCGCTCTGCCAGATTCAGGCAATGCTGTTGGTCGCTGGTTCAAGAAGAGCCTGATCTCCATGCCTCTGGTTGGCGGTACTCTGAGCGGTGCAGCCGCTGGCAGCGCCATACTTCCCGGAGTGGGAACTGTGCTTGGTGGTCTTGGTGGAATGATTGCTGGCGGAGCCGCTGGCTCTCACGTCAAGATTCGTCAGCCTGCGTCGCACACCAGAATCTTGGATGCAATGCGCCAAGGACGTCAGGCAATGGCTCGTCTCAGCCCGCAAGAGCGCATGATCGCAGAGCGCATTCAAACTACGTTCCGCTCGGAGCTTGAGCGCCTGCGTTCTGCTGGCATCCCTGTCGGCGATGCAACGATGCGCGGCTACACCGACACCTATGTGCCGCAGATGTGGGATGCGGAGGCAATTCGCGAGAACCCCAACTCGTTCCTGAAAGAGTTGCGCTCTTACATCATGCGGGATCACCGCATGAATGGAGACACATTTGACCCTCGTGATGCAGACGAGTTGGCTACCAAAATATTCAACAAGATTCTGGACAACGACGGTCACTTGGCGGCTGACTCCGTCATTCACCGCGAGTTCTCGAATCCGTTCTACCAGCGGTTCATCAACTTGAAGGCAAGCGACATGCCCGCCTTCACTCCCTTCATGGTCAATGACCTTGAGGGAATCTTGGCCCGCTACTACAACAAGACAACTCGCAAGCTGACACTCGCAAAAGAGTTCGGCGCTGGCGGTCATGCGTACAACGCATACCGTGCTGTTGCAGAGATGGGTGTTGATGCAGCCGTCAACGTGTTGCGCTCCAACAAGAACATCTTCGTCAACCGCCGCGAATATTTCCACTCTGCTGACGTTGAGAACCTAATCGTCCCCGCAATCAAGCTGGGCGAAGAGGAGACCAGAGACTTGGTGAAGAAGGTCACCAACATGCTGGGCGACACCAACGCATCGTCTGCGCAGATGAAGCACCGCGCCAAGATGGAGCTTCTGAGCAACTACGATTTCGGTAACATGGATGAGGCGATGGCGTCAAACCTTCGTCTCAGAATCGACGCGGTGGTCAACGCCTTGTCTGACTTCAAGAAGCCTGTCCCGGCTTCTGATCTGCGCTTCATGGACAACATGGTCAACGTGCTGAACCAGCGCCCAATCGACGGCACTGACGGCACTGGCTTGATCTACCAAGCAAGCCGCAAACTGCGTGCATTCAACTCCGTCTCTCTGCTGGGCTTTACGACTCTGTCGTCTATCCCTGATGCAGTCTTGCCGCTTGTTCGCTCTGGCAACTTCCAAGCGTGGGCAAAGGGTATGAGCCAGTGGTACAGGGCAGAGCCTTCCTACCGAAACGCCGCTCGCGACATTGGCGTGGGCATCGAGAACCTGATCCACGACCGCATGGTCAATATGGCTGGCGATGGCTCTCAGCGTTTCAGCAACTCTTTCTTCAACCTGACACTGTTGACTCCTTGGACGAACATGCAGCGTGAGGTGGCAGCGCTTGTTGGCTTCAACGCCCTCAAGTCTGAGATCGAGATTGCTCGCAAGTACGCCAACAATGGCGCGGTAGACAGCGCACGCTACAAGACAGCCGTTCGCTTCTTGGAGCGCTACGGCATGGCTGGTCGAGACCTGCCAGACGGTCACATCAACTTTGCAAGCCCGAGTGCTCCTCGCGTTGACGACATCCGCACCTATGCGCAAAACCCGCAGGTGCGCTACGCCGTCATGAAGTTCACGAACGAAGCGATCTTCACCCCTGACCCCAACGATGTTCCGTTGTGGGCACAAACTCCTTGGGGCGCAATGGTCTACCAGTTGAAGTCGTACCCAGTAATGATGGGTCGTCTCACCAGCTACGTCATGGACGAAGCCAAGCAAGGCAATGCCAAGCCGCTGATCTACATGCTGACGGCAGGCTCTGCTCTCGGCGCTTCCGCCCTAGCTGTCAAAGACATTGTCCAGTCTCGTGGCGGTCAAGACGAGCGCAGCCCAGAACTGCGTGCACGCTCGCTCGACAAGACGGTTATCGGTAAGGCTGCTGTCGGTTTTGGCTTGGTCGACAAGGAAGACATCAAGGACAAGTACGAAGCGGTCGCTTGGTATGTTGAGGGCTTGATGGCGATGGGCGGTCTTGGCTTTGTTGGCGAACTGTTCTTCAACTCAGCCGCTCAGATCGACAACGGCAACTACGGCTTCAACCGCATGATGGGCACAATCCTCGGCCCGTCTTACGATGTTGCCTACGGTGGCTTCAAGGTAGCTGGCGGCGTGCAAGACATGATTGCTGGCGCAGACACCAATGGTCAGAAACGTGAAGCAGCACGAGTGGTTGCGTCGCGCATCCCTGTCCTTGGTGGAAGCCGAGACTTCAGAGAGTCAGCCGCAGACCTGATGGGTCAACCAAGTAAGGGCGGCAAGAAGAAAGCGTACTTTGACGGTATGTCCAACGATCCGTTCGGTGGAGGCAAAGACCCATTCGGCGGTGATCCATTCAAGTAAGGAGCAGCCATGTTCGCACTATCTGAACGAAGCAAACAAAGGCTTGAGGGCGTCGACAAAAACCTTGTCGATGTCGTCAAGCTGGCGATTGAGTACACAAAGATCGACTTTGGTGTGACGCAGGGATTGAGAACGCCGGAAGAGCAAAAGAAACTCGTCGAGTCTGGCGCAAGTCAGACGATGAACTCGAAGCACATCACCGGCAAGGCAGTGGACTTGGCTGCCTACATTGATGGTCGTCTCAGTTGGGAACATAACCTCTATGACGACATTGCAGATGCGATGAAGCAGGCTGCAATCGAGAAGAACGTGGCGATCAGGTGGGGCGCTGCGTGGAATGTTCCTGACATCCGCATGTGGAGAGGAACAATGGAGGAGGCGATGATGTACTACATCGACTTCTGCCGCAGAGAAAACAAGCGTCCATTCATCGACGCACCGCACTTTGAACTTTCATAAGGAGAAGATCATGGCAGACCTATGGGGAGCAGCAAAAGGAATTCTCGGAGCAGTTGCTCCAACACTGGGGGCCGCGCTAGGCGGCCCTATGGGTGGCATTGCAGCCAAGACGATTGCAACCATCCTTCTCGGAGACGAGGCAGCAGACGAGTCGAAAATTGCGGCAGCAGTTGCTGGTGCAACGCCAGACCAACTCTTGCTGTTGAAGAAAGCCAACCTCGACTTTGAGGTCAAGATGCGAGAGCTTGAGGTCGACATCAAGCGCATCGAGATGGATGACAGGAAGTCCGCCCGAGACAGAGAGGCTGCGATCAAAGACTGGACTCCTCGCATTCTTGCTGCGCTCATCATTGGCGGCTTCCTGACATCGGTCTATATGGTTCTTGCGGGATTGGTCGAGGGTCTCAAAGACCCAGTGATGTCTGGCATTGTCGGCACACTGATCGGCTACGTCAGCGCCAAAGCAGACCAAGTTGTCAGCTACTACTTCGGCTCCAGCGCTGGCTCTGACAAGAAGACAGAGGCCATGCAGAACGCCATGGAAAGGGGACTCAAATGAGCAAGCCAAAACAAGGTCTTTATGCCAACATCCACGCAAAACAAAGACGAATAGCCGCAGGCTCCGGCGAGAAAATGAATCCGGTTGGCTCGAAGTCTGCTCCGACTAATGCAGACTTCCGCAATGCGGCGAAGACTGCAAAGAAACCAAGGGGGAAGAGATGATTTACTGGTCAATCATGACGGCATACATTGTGAAGTTCTGGAACGATGTGCGCCGAGCTTTCTCCATGTACTCATGGGGAAAACGACTTGCTGCATTCGGCGGAGACGAGGCAAAAAAAACGGCGTCCGTTGGGACGCCGAACTCAGTGGCAACTGATGCCAATGATTCTACACAGGGTGACCAGAAACCCCGTCGTCATCCTGCGAAAAAAGACTCGGTTGAGCCGAAGGCATCACGCCCAGCAAAGCGTCAACAGAAAAAATGAGATGCTCGATTGAGCGGTCATTAAGCAGTTTGATCTCTGGGACTACGTCAAAGGTTTCCGATTCGTGAGACGCGCTTTTTTCATGACCGGGGCGAACGACCTCAATGAGTACGCCGCCCACAGACTTGAGCGCGTCAGCTTCATTCGGGAACCTGATGTCGTCGCACACAACTCCGAACGAGTGCGTTCGCAAAGCCTGAAGAGCTTGAGCAACCCAGATGTTGCACCAAAGGTTTTCTCCAATAGTGTTCCTGCCCCACTCGGTTCCGATGGTTTGCATGGCGAAGCGCGGAGTCTTGCCACACAACAAGGGAGACGGAACCTCTTTTAGGCTCCCCTCGATGTGCTCGTAGCCAAGGCCCATGGCTCGCATCATCTCTTTCAATACGCCAGCCATCTTGATTCTGGTGTACCCCTTCGTCTCAAGATGTGCAGCAACAGTTGATTTGCCGCAGCCCATTGGGCCTGTTAAACCGATGACTCGCATTTGATTAACTCCTTACGTTTTTCAGCCAATTCACGACTCAGCCATCTGTGTTTATCAATCGCCTTCTGACGATGATCGTGTGAGACGGTTGTGTCACCACGGTCGATGCGCCACTCGATGTCTCGAATGCGCTCTTTCACGCTGTCAATTTCGTGCTCAAGTTCAACGACCTCAAGAACAAGGTCTACTCTCTTTCGTTCGTTCACTTTGACTCCTCCCACACATTGTCTGGAAGGTACGAGATCGACATTCCATTTGCTTGCGCGAATTCAATTTCCCACTTCACGCCAGCACTGACTTCCCATAGTGGCAACATCAGAACAATCAGACCTTCTGAGTCACGCAAGAATGGCAGGCACTTGGCAAGCCACCATTTGGTGTCGTGCTTCTTCATCGTCTTTTGAGCCTCGTGCCAGTGCGCAATCGGAGAGTAAACATCAACGCCGCTCTCCATCAAATAGGCTTGGCACTTCACCGCCGACGCAAATCGACGTTCTTTGGCTTCTTCAGTAGCGACCCCGTCAAGCGAATACGGGGATGCTAGATAGAAGAATCCTTTGCCAGTGGTTCGTATCTCGTCCAGTTGGTACATGATTCTTGACATCCCTTATCGCACACCCACTCTCCGTGCTTTGACGGCTTTGCGTTTGCGCATGTTCGTTTAGATTTCACTTCAGGCTCTTTGCCTTTCCAGCAAGCATCAAACTTGAAGCACCCTCGACATCTCCAGTCAGCTTCGTCTTGACTCACCTTTCTGGCTCTCCCGGAAAGGATCGTCTCAACTCTTGACTTGAGGTTCTCGTATTCAAACTCATCAAACAAAACCTCTTCTGATAGGTAGTCCGAATTGTTTTTGTTGTAGGCCACAAACAAGCACTTCTCGATCTTTGCCATGCCGAGCATGAACTGAATCTGTCCGTAGTAGTGGCGATGCGAAAACTTGACGCCAGACTTCTCGCACTCCTTGAACTTCGAGTCGTTCATCGACTTGATCTCAAGAAGGATCGTGTCTCCGTCGCACTCAATCAATCCATCTGCATGCCCAATGGCGTGGCCTTCGTAAGACGAGAACGTCCACTGTTCTCCAGTCATTGGGTCAACCTCCATTACATGGAGTCCGGCTTTCTTGAGGTCGTAGACAACTGTTTCTTCGATTCGGTGTCCGTCTCGGAAGATTCGCTTGAGCCTTGGTTCTGGGGCTGTGTCTGGGTAGCCCCGAAAACCGTAAGCGATAGCGGCTTCGCACGAACCACCGACCGCCGACGCACCGATGTAGGTTCTGGGTTTTTCTTTTCGTTGCTCTCGTTCATAGGCTTGATCCACAAGTTGTCTGACGTTCAACATATCTCGTTCCTAAAAAAAGGGGGGTGAAGCACCCCCCTTTTGTGCTGTCATCAAAATGGGATGTCGTCCTTCATGTCGTCAAACCCATCGCCGCCGCCTTGCGAAGACGATGGTGCTTGCTTGCTCGACTTGCCGGTGACCTCCGATGGGTCAAAGAAGCCCTTGACCTTGCTTCCGGTGCGCTCGTTGCCATCCTTGTCGGTGTATGTGTCTGAGCCAACGCTCACACCAACTGTCAGACCACGAATCTTTTCCACGCCGCCCGGGTTATCGGGGTTCGGGTGACCGCCGTGCACAAGCAATGCCTTGAGTTGCTCGCGACCAATGCGTGTTGCTTGCTCGGAGTTTGGTACATGCACATTGATCCAGTGGCGAATTGCGCCCTCTTGATTGGTCAACTTCAACTCCAAGATCGCGCCGTTGGAACGGCTCGTCTTGATCTGTGCTTCTGCCACGGTCACAACATGACGACCGGGCTTGAGAACTGAGCCAGCGCTTGCTGCTTCTACGCCAGACAGGTTGAGGTCTTTGAAACTGAATGCCATGATTTAGTCCTCCTTGGACTGGGTTGATTGAGAAATACGCGCCCACTCGTTGTCATCCATGTCAAGGCGCTGAAGAAGCTCGACGATGTTGCCGCTGGTTTCGACCGGCTTGAGACGACGCTTCTCATCTCGAACCTTGCCGTGCCAGCCGCGCACTTCATCGGTGATGGTGTAGCGCATGACGCGCTGTTTACCGTCCACCTCTTTCGTCACACGGACACCGCAGAATACACAATCGAAGATGCCCGGTAGTTGTTGCATGGTCGCCTTGCCAGCAACCATGGGCCAGAACTCCGTCTCACCGTTTTCGTCTGTGGTTTCTTTTGCGAGGCATGTAACGATGACGTGCATGTCCATGTCGCGTACTGCCTTACATGCTCCGATCAACTGTGCAGCATGGTTGCCCCACACTGCAAAGCCATCGGCGTTCTTCTTGCCAGCACGTTTGGCAACCTCTTCTGCCTCTGCTTCCGCATGCTTGAACGACATGTCGGATAGCTCGGTCAGGGAGTCGATGCCAATCCATGTGTAGCCGCGCTTCTTGAAGTCTTCGGTGCGTGTCCACTTGAAGATGTCGATGAACGAATACTCATCCTTGGCTGGGTCACTCTTGCCGCCCCACGAGGTGAATGGGAGGTAGTCGATGTTGGCTGATCGGATGGAAGACAAGCCGCTCTCTCCGCTGATGATGAATCCCTTGCCGTAGGCATCTTGGAAATACTTCATCTGCGTTGTCTTGCCCCAGCCGTGATGACCGTAGAGCAAGACCTTGCGCTTGGCAGTCGCATCGTCCGCCGTGTTTTTAGGATTGAACATTGTGGTTCCTTGCATAGTTTGAACAAATGATGTTCGCGACTTGCGCGACTGTCAGCGATGTGCCGACGTCGCGTTCCACGAACTCCTTGATGCTGGCGATGGCAACAAGCGCGGCTTGGTTGTCGAGTCTTTGTTGCTTTGTCAGCGTGGGTGCAGGGCTTCGCCTTTTTTTACGCTCTGCCCAATGCTCTTTCATGGCTTGCGAGTGATGCTCACGAGCCTGTCTCTGACTCCAGTACCTCTTGAGGCGCTGGCTTTGTTGTTCCTTTTGTTCGTCTGTCCACTTTCTTTTGTTTGCCATGTCACGCCTCGCCCTTCCTCGTGACTTTGACAGTCACGTTTCCGGGCTTGCGTGTGAGGGCGGGGAGAAGTGGTGCGCGGTCTTCTTCCGACATGCGGTCGAACTTGCGCTTGTCTACGGCGAGATGTTTCTTGACGAAGTCGGGCATCTTGACTCCACTCTCAAAAAGGGCGGTCAAAATTTTCTGATCCCATTCGTACTTGCAACCGCGAGACACGGTGATGATTGCTTCAGGTGCGTCAATGACGTGGTCACCGAAGTCGTCTGACACTCGACTGATGGCCTCATCGCAGAGCCTCTTGTACTCCGCCTCGGCTGCGTCGAGTTTTTCTTTGGCTGCGACGAGCGCATCTGCAAGCGCTGTCTTTGGTGCGGCGGCAGAGGCCGTCTCGAATTTATCCCAATCGCTCATAGTGATGGTTACCTCATGGTTATGGTTAAGGGTGAGGACACTGTATCATCATCGGGACAGGTGTGCCATACAGTTTTGTCCAGAATGTGTCTCAGTAACGTGACACGTCATGGACTACCTGTCTGAATTCTGGCACAGTTGGGGCTGGGCATACCGCCCTGCAAACAAGGAGAGACCGTGAGAAATTTCAACGCCAAGAAACTCATCGACGATTGCGGTGGGATCAGGCGTGTCGCGACGATTCTCGGCAAGACGCGCACTGCGCCCTACCGGATGATCGCCACTGGCCTGATGAACACCCGCCAGTTTGAAAAGCTCCTCGCTTCTAACCCTGACCTTAACTTGAACCATTACTTTGAGGAAGCAAATGACAGCGCCGACCAAGCAAGACCTGAAACAAACGCTGTATGACGCAGCATCAATGGCGATTGAGAGGGGATGGACGGTCATCCCTCTCTCGATCTCCAGCAAGAAGCCGCTCAACGAGTGGAAGAAATACCAGACCCAAGCGACTACCCAAGAAGAGGTAGACGACTGGTTTGAGAATGGAGCGCCTACCAAGGAAGGTGGTCGCGTGGAAGTCTTCAACCTCGCCTTGGTGACGGGAGTCATCAGCGGGGTGCTCGTCTTGGATTGCGACAACCAAGCGGCTGTCGATTACGCCAAGAAGAACGGAATGACTTCGCCCATCACGGTGAACACCACCCGTGGCAAGCACTTTTATTTTGCCCACCCGGGGCACGGCAAGCGCTTCGCCAACAAGGTTGGCGGCGTGGCCCGAGACTGGCCCAAGGTCGAGGGCTTGGACTTCCGTGGCGACGGTGGCTATGTGGTCATGCCGCCATCCATCAAGCTCGACGAGAACGGTGTCGTCTCGCACCAGTATGAGTTCGACTGCGGCTACGAGACCTCTGTTGACGATCTGGGGGAATGGGTATGGGCTGGCAAGCCAACCGAGGTTGAGACACAGCTTGACGGGGAGTTCAGCTTCGACGCCTTGAACCTGTCCGACTACCGTGTGGCGTCAGAGGCGGACTCCATGAGCGTCTACGAGCAAGCCGCGCAGAGGGTGGCGCACCTTGGTCGCAAGATGACCGACGGAGACGGCAGGAACAACTGGCTTGTCCGATTCGCGGGACAGAAGATCAGACAGGGCGTGGTTGGCGATGACTTGAGGGTGGTGTGCGAAGCCTTCATGGATGACTTCTTCGATCAGCATCTTGATCGACGCGAAGTAGAGGTCACCCTACGCAGCGCACAGGAGATGGATCGCAGAAACTACCCCGAGGATTACGCAGAAGACGGTAGCCGACGCAAAAAAGAGTCACCCAAAAACGCAACTGGATCGCTGATCCCCATCTATTCAGACGCAGTCGACCGCCTTTTGGCGGAAATGAAGGACGAAGTCTACTGGTCAGACCCCATCATCCCCGCCGGAACCATCACCCAAATCGCAGGCTACAACGGTCACGGCAAATCCTACTTCCTCTCAGCCATGCTCGCCGCCCTTGCTTCTGGGCACGAATGGTTTGGCCCGTACCAACTCGGGAAGCCAGCCAAGATTTTCTACATGGACTACGACAACCCGCGCCGCACGGTGCTGCGTCGTCTCAAAGAGTTCAACAAGATGTTTGGCGACACGGGCCACCACCTTGGTATCTGGTCTCCCACCTTGATTGCACCAGAGGATGGCGGCGAGATGAACCTGATGGAGGAGAGCGGTTTTCGCATGCTTGGTCAGTGGCTCGACGTGGTTCAGCCCGACATTGTTGTGATCGACACCATCCGCAACGCATTCCGTGGTCTCGAAGAAGCATCAGCAAGTGAGTGGGCGAAGGTCAATCATGTCGCCAAGGCAATCCGCAACCGATACCAAGCCAGCGTGGTCATGGTGCACCACCGCAACAAACCGGGCGAAGCTGGGCTGGGGCGCGAGGCTGGCTCGACCGCGCAGTTGACCGACATCGACACGCAGGTTTTTGTCACTCAGGTCTTCCGCGAGAAGAACGACGCCAAGTCAAAGGCCGGTCTGTGGGACGGCGACCTATCCGTGTATGCGATAGACGGACGCGAGTTCACCCCATGGGGATACCTCGAAAAGCAAGCTGGTGACGACACCCGTCTCACCATGGTGACACAAATCACCTACGGAAAAGTCCGGCAGCAGACTGAGCTTCACGACACCCACTACATCGGCTGGGCCGAAAAGTTGGGCAGCAGCGAGAAGTTCATCGTCTCAACCAAATCCAAGAAGCAGCAGGCCATGCACCTGCTCCACACCCAAGGCTCCACACCCGTGGAGATTTCAATGCGTATGAAAGTCCCGGCCTACGAAGTTCGTAGATGGCTGGGCATAAAGGAGAACTCATGAACATCGGTCAATCACACATGGGCATTGGCGCTCAACTCGGCTCGACTCTGAACCCTACGCTTGGGCTTGGGCCTGAAGTCCCAAGACAAGAGTCGGCAACTGAAGACGAACTTGGTGGTCTCAGAAACCGTATTTCCACTCTCGAAGAAATGGTGTCTCAGGTGGAGATGCGTCTGCGACCCATCATGTCTCAGAACGAAGTGCCAGCTACTGGCAGGGTGTCGAAGGATGTGCGCGGGAACTCCATGTTGGTACTCAGCTTGAGGGAGAGCAACATGCAAATCGACATGCTCATCACAAGGATGTGCCAAATCCGAGACAGGTTGGAGGTCTGATGAAGACATTTCGTTTTGATGAGTGCGACTTCAAGCTGTTCAAGGAGTCCGTCGAGGAACTCGTTGCGCTCTTCGGCTTGGTCGAGTGGAACCTCATGATTGTTCACGAGCAGATTGGCGGGAACGTGGTGGCTCAGACGCAGTACAACTCCGTCTCAAAGAACGCTTCGATCCGACTGACCGAGCAGTGCGAAGCCGACTTCGGAATAGAGGACGACGTCGAGAGGCTGGCGCTTCACGAGGTACTTCATCTGCTGGTCGCCGACTTCTGCGAGACGGCTGCCAAGCTGGGCGACACGCATCATGAACTGGTCGTTGGCGCAGAACACCAACTGATCGCTCGACTTATGAGGGGGTGGCAGAAATGAGACAGCAAGACATTTATGACTTCGCCGGGTGGCTGACAACCCGCCCCGGCGTAATGCCGGTTGGCTCAACATCCAACGCCGCGCCAATGGCAGAGGCGGTCAAGGAGTACATCGAGACGTACCCAGAGCGCTTCGATCCTGAAGGTGAGAACGAGTTCAACCCTGACTGGGACTTGGCAAATGACATGAGTGACGCGCTCGACTTGCTTGAGCGGTGCGAGACCGAGATGCGTTATGCGGGATGGAAGGAGGCGGTGACGGACAACGTGGCGAGGCAACAGGTCTACCGTGATGTCGAGGCTTTCGTGTCCAAGGAGGTCAAGCCCTAAAAGAACTACTACACTTATTACTGAAAAACCACCCGAAGGGTGGTTTCTATCAGTGTGTTAGTTCTTAATAGGGATGGTAGCGAGCGTGAAAGAATCTTGTCAAGAGCAGAATGCGACACAAGCTGGACAAAAGTTTAAGTGGTTCAAGTGCCTACGGTGTGCAAGGAATATCCGCACCTTTCTCACCGGCACTGCGGGCGGCAAGTATTGCGTCAGTTGCGGGGTCGGAATGGGGTTGAGGAAAGGAGTCGTGAATGACAAAGCCGAGGGTTCTCTCTCAGATGGAGAGAGCGTTCCTCCGGCAGGCCGTCGAGAACGGTGAACATTACACAAGCATGGCGACGTCACTTGGGGTGTGCGTCGACACGCTGAAACGAATATTACAAAGAGAGGGTCTGGCGGAGTTCGAGGGGGCAAAGTATGCCGTCTCAATGACGCGCTCGAACAAGAAGAACGTATGGGTTCGCCCGTGCATGAAGTGTAAGGACGACCGACCTCGTCCTAAGTGGCAATATTTCTGCGACAAATGCCGCTCTACACTTGACGACGATGACACGGAGTACCGTTTATGGGACTAAGCCCGAAAGGCGCAAAAGCAAAAGGCGACGCTTACGAGCGCGAGATTGCCCACTACATGAATGATCGACTCTTCGGCGGTCGAGAGCAGGTCTACCGCGCTCCCCTCTCAGGCGGCGGTCGACAGTTCGTCTCAGGCGGCGGCAGCGCCGACCTCATTGGAACCCCAGAAGTCTGGGTCGAAGCCAAGCGAACAGAAAAATTCCAACCCTATGCCGCCATGGAGCAGGCCGAGACTGGCATCCGTGGCAAACGCGCACCAGAGAAACCCGTTGTAATATCGAGACGTAGCAGAGTTGCGACAGGCGACAGCCTCGTGGTCATGCGTCTCGATGATTGGCTTGACCTATACGCCGCCCTGCTTTCGCAGGTCGGCTTCCGCATTGAGGAGAAACAACATGGCAACGAAACCAGCAAGCAAGTCGAAGATGGCTTGCAACAAACCACAGAAGACTCCGGGTCATAAGACGAAGTCTCACGTCGTCAAGGCATGCAAAGATGGCAAAGAGAAAATTGTGCGCTTTGGTCAGCAAGGCGTTACCGGCGCAGGCAAGAACCCCAAGTCCGCAAAGGACAAGGCTCGACGCAAGTCCTACTACGCCCGCCACAACGCACAAGACTCAAGCCCTGACATCTTCAGTGCCCGCTACTGGTCAAACAAAGTTAAATGGTGAAGCCCATGAATGCACTCTGCTCAAGCTGTAAGTCCCCGAACATTTGCGCGTCGCTTGGTTGCGCCGCCAATGTGGTGAAGGCGGTCGTCAAGGTCGCGGTCATCAAAGAGAAGGTGATCCCCGTGGTCACCAAACGTCCCACCAAGAAGCCCGTGAAAGGAAAGCTCAAATGAAAAAGGAATACGGCGGCAAGGAGACCTACAAGTCCACCACCGCAATGAAGAAGCACGAGAAAGCCGAGTCGCCTCGCAAGGAGCGCTCGGAAAAGATGTCGGAAAAGAAACCAGCGCCCAAGAAAAAGCGCTGACGTTTTGTCGGGTCACGCTCTCGCGTGGCCCGTTTGTCTTATAAAAACGAGGACGACGAACTATCTACTGCGCTCGCAAACTAGGCTCATCAAGGAGCAAGCCTAGTGGTAGAACTGATCGCCGCATTCTCAGCGCTCAATGCCGCCTTCAATGGCGTGAAGGCCGTTGTCAAGACGGGGCGCGAAGTCGAAGACGTCTTTAAGCAACTCACCAAGTGGGCAGAAGCTGTCGACGATCTCAATCATTGGCTCGGCAAAGACACCAAGCCCAGCATCTGGAAGCCCATCAAGTTCGACACCTCTGAGACGAAAGAGGCTTTCGACAAGATGGCTGCCAAACAAAAACTCGCCGACATGGAAAAAGAGATTTACCACATGTTCACATGGGGAG